CGGACTTGATGTCCTCCTCGGCCGACAGAAACTTGCCGATCGAGCTCATGAGATTGGCGGTTTCTTTTCCGTTAGAGAGCGCGGTACGAATCACAGAATACGCTGCGTTCGCGGCGGCAATGGATTCCAGTATGGCCATAGTCAGACATTCCTATACTCCGCACACGGCTCCCAATGCGGCTGATATTTTGTTAAATTATACTCTATTTCCGGTGAAGAATAAACGCAGACAATCACGGGCACTGGCCCCATTGGCATCATGACCCACGTTACAGCAACGTGGATCAACACCCACAGCATTACTTTCTCAATGCTTGTTCGATGTTGTCAAGTTTCTGGAAGATGGCTTTGATGGTTTCTTTCATCTCTTTCATCTCGCGGTCGTGCGCGGTTTTGTCCGCCTCATACTTAGATTTCAACACAGCAATCTCCGTATCGTGCTTATTTAAACGTGTATGCATAAGCCACACAAACGCCACTAAGGGCGCCACAAGCCAACGCAGAATAGGCTCAATCATATCCAGCATGTCTAACCTCAAGAAACTTTTTACCAACATAACACATGCAACCCACTTGCACCATAATCACTTCAATGTTAACAAAGTGTGAAAGACGGAGGATTTTATGTATAAACTTAAACAAATCGGCCCACGCATTCGTGAGCATGTGTACGACGCGCTGCACAGTTACAGCGCAATGACACGGCTATCCATGTCGAAGGTAGTCGAGGACGCTGTGAAGGAGTACTTGCAAAGACAAGGCTTTGAGGTGTCTGATGATCATCGGAGTTGATTGCGGATACCGCACAGGCGGCGTAGCCATCGTCGGTGACGACTGGGCAGAGGTTCACGACTTGCCAACATACGAAGAAGGCGGCGTAGACGTCGTAGCTCTGATGGACATATTAACGTCAGTTGATCGCGTCGATCACATTTACATTGAAAAACAGCAGGCCATGCCAAAGCAGGGCGTGTCATCGACATTTAAACTTGGATACGGGTTTGGTCAGATCGTGACGACCTGCGCGCTATCGCGTTCGCCTTATACGTTGGTTACGCCTAACAATTGGAAGCGTTCGCTCAACCTGCCGCGGGATAAGGACGCCGCACGCAGGCTAGCGCAGCAATGGTTTCCCAATTTAGCTGGCCAGCTCAAACGCAAGAAAGACGAACACCGTGCGGAGGCGCTCCTGATTGCGCTGTACGGAAAGGGAAAGAACTAATGCCAGTACACTACGACATGCCAAACGAAAATTATCACCAATTGCACCACCTGTCGTCGTCAGGCGCAAAGACGATCGCGCTGCAATCGCTGGCCGATTATAAGCACGGCGAGCGTAAGGAGACGACTGCGATGCTGATGGGGTCAGCGGCGCACACGCTTACCTTCGAGCCGCATCTCGCAGATACAATCTGGGAGTGGGGCGGCAGACGCGTGGGTAAGGAATACAACGAGCTGAAGGAGAGCGCGGACGCTGCCGGCGCAATCATCTTAAATACGCAGGAATACGACAAGGTGCACCGCATGGCGGAGGCCGTCAGAGCCAATAGCGCGGCCGCTGAGTTGCTCTCCGGTAAACTTGTGTGCGAGGCCAGCATATTAACGACAGACGCGCTCACAGGCGTTGACATGCGCGCGCGTCCTGACGGGTGGCGCACTGACATCGCGTGCCTGTTAGACTTGAAGACGACGATCGATCCATCGCCAGATGGCTTCGCAAAGCAGGCGGCAAATTTGGGCTACCATATACAGGAGAGCTGGTATCGTCGCGTAATGGAGCTTGACGGACATGAGGTAGATCGGTTTATCTTTATAGCTGTCGGCAAAGACGCACCATACAAAGTGGGTATTTACGAACTCGACACCGAAAGCCTTAACGAAGGCGATGCGGCTGTCCAGTACGCGCTAGAGCAATACGCGATAGCGCAAGCAAACGACGACTGGGGTTACGATTACGGAGAGTTAACTACGATCCGCATTCCGCCTTGGTCGTTTAAATTTACTCAGGCAAATTAAGTCAAGGAGACACATTATGCCAATTTCATTCGGATCAACTGACAGCGAAAACACTGGCGTTTACATACGCGGCAACCTACCGCAAAACCGCTGGTGGGCTAAGACGGAGGCAGGCGATGAAGCTATCGACATGGATCGCGGCTTTGCGATCGACATTAAAGAAGTTACCTTCGGATGGCTTCACATTGACATCGGCGTCCGCGATTGGCAGCCGTGGCCGTCGCCAGCTCAGCGCACTGAGAAGCCAAGCGAAAGCCACAAGCAAGGCTTTAGCGTCAATTGCTGGCTCAGTGATGGGCGCGCTGCGGAGTTTTCTGGCAATTCATACGGACTGGGCCAGTTCATTGCGAAGCTGTATAACCAAGCTGAGACAATGCCGGAGTTCACTGCGGGCAAAGTTCCGGTCGTCCAAGTGACGTCGACAACACCTGTCGTCGTGGGCAAGGGCACGTCGTATGACGTAGGCTTTAACATTCGCACATGGATCGACAAGCCCGCGGCAGACGCTGCACCTGTACAAAATCCTGTACAAGATGCTGTACAAGTCGCGCCAGCTCCTGCACCGGCGCCAGCGGCGCCAGCCGGAGACAATAACTTCGGGTTCTAACAAATGTAAAAACGTGGGGCGCTGCGGCGCCCTACGTACAACGACGCACAGGGAAAGCGAATGTCAGAAGCATATTTTAATAAGGTCGTCGATGGAGCAGTAGGCGACGTCATCGCGTCCATGAAGGGCGGCAGAAACGAAAACCTAAACAAAGCAGCATTCTCAATCGGCAGGCACGCGCACATGTCGCCGGCCAACATCGACGCGGCCATCCTGCAACTGCACGCGGCGGCGCGTCAGATCGGGCTAAAGGATTTCGAGATTAAGTCAACCATTGGCAGCGGCTTCAAGCGCGGAGGCGAAAACCCAAAGCAGCTCGAGAACTCGGATATACAGCCGTATATACCAAGTGAACTGGAGCGTTTGGTTGCACGTCTAGCGAGTAAAGACTTAATCATACGCGACGAGGAAAGCCGTAGAGACAAAATTAAGAAGGCGCAGGAGGCGTGGGAGCGCGCCGTACCGATCACAAGAGAAAACTTAGACGCGGTAAAGCCTGCGCTGCTTTACCTCAACTCACGCGGCCTTAGAGCGAGCGCAGCGGTCAACGTGGCAAAGTTTAGTCCCAACGTATACGACGGGCCCGCGATTATCTTCGCAGCGACAACTCCGGAGGGCGAAATAGAGGGCATTCAGAGCGTGCTCATAACGCCAGAGGGAAAGAAGCGCGAGGTCAATGGCATTGCAAAATACAGTAGGGGCGTGATTGCCGGAAATGTAATGCAAATTGGCCAAACGCAAGGCGAAAAGCCAATCGTCATTGTCGAGGGGCCGGAGGACGCGCTCAGCATACGGCAGGCAGCCAAAGACGATGCGGCGGTGATCTGCACATTCGGCAAGGCGGGAATGGCAACGTACACGCCTCCACGCGCCTCAGACGTGACGATATGCGCAGACCCTGACCTCGACATCGAAAAGTGCGTCGACGTCCTAAAAGGCGACGGAAGCACGCAGGTGCACGTCATACGCTTCGACCAGCTAGACGCGGAAAACGTCAAGGACGCAAACGACTATTTACGCGAGGCTGGTGAAACAAAATTGCGTGAGGCGCTAGCGACCGCGCAACTCTATGAAGAGGCCAAGCAGATACAGCTCGAGAGCGAGCGCCAGTGGCCAACTGAGTTCGAGGTTATCGATCCGTCACTTATACCAAAGCGGCGTTGGATATATGGCACGCACTACATCCGCGGATACGTTAGCGTGTTAGCGTCGATGGGCGGCGTGGGTAAGACATCCATGCAGGGCGTGGAGGCGTGCGCCATTGCGCTGGGCAAGGCGCTACTAGAGGAGCCGGTGCGTGAGCAGTGCAACGTCTGGGTCATTAACGGCGAAGACCCATACGAGGAAATGCAGCGACGTTTCGCGGCCATCTTCATCCACTATGGCATCAAGCCGGAGGACATACGCGGCAAGCTATTCCTCGACGCTGGCCGTGATCTCATGATCCAGTTCGCAAAGCAAACGCGTGACGGCATCGTGACGGACGAAGATATGCTCGAGTATATGATCAAAAAGATAAAGCGTCACAACATCGGGCTGGTCATCATAGACCCGTGGGTGGGCTTCAACGACATCAACGAAAACGACAACGTCGCAATGAACGCGGCGGTCGCAGCGGCGCGCTACGTCGCAGACAAGACCGACGCCGCGATCGTGCTAACGCACCACATCCGCAAGACAAACGGCGAAGACGCAACGGTCGACAGCGTCCGCGGCGCCGGATCGTTGATCGGTGCAGCTCGCGCCGCCCGCGTCATCAATCGTGTTAGCCAAGAAGACGCGATGAAGCTGGGCGTGTCGGAGCATGAGGCGCTCGGCATATTCCGCGTTGACGATGGTAAGGCAAACCTCGCACCGCCGGCCGCAAAGGCGCTGTACCGGCGTATGCACGGGGTCGAGCTGCCAAACGGTGAATACGTGGGCGTCTGCGTGCCGTTCAAAATGCCAGACTTGTTCGACGGGGTCAGCGCAAAAGACGCGCAGGCCGTGCAGCGCCTCATCGGGGCTGCCGCGGATCGTGGAGAGCCAATGCGCGCAGATGCACGCGCCAAGTCGTGGGCGGGCAATGCGGTGGCCGTGCAGCTCGACCTAGACTTGGATAAGCAGCACGAGAAGGCGCGCGCAAAGGCAATCCTGAAAAAGTGGATCGAGACAAACGTGCTCAAAGTCGAAGAGTGGCCAGATAAACGGCAGGGGCGGGACGTGCAGTGCGTCGTCGTCGGGGAATGGATCAACGCGTCGGAGGTTAGTTAATGAGCCGTCATAGCCAGAAATCTAAGCAGCGTCATCCCGACGCACCGCGGGAGTACTTTGAAGTGGCGCACATAACATTCGAAATTGCGCCGGACGCAAAGACGTTCGCGCTCATAGCTGGGCAGGCGTACAGCGCAAAGGATCGCCGGCCGCTGTTCAGCGCACACATCGAAAAGGGCATGAGCGAGCAACTACGTGAGCTGGCGTTCAGGCTCAGACAACTGGAGAGGGAACTATGAGTAAAGATTTCGATTATTATTACGATCGCTTGGAAGTGTACAAAGACAGCATCGAGGTCGCGGACGGCGTCGAGAGCATGCACTGCAAGGAACATCTCTACTGGCCAAGGGAAGGGTCGCTACACATTCGCGGATTATGGCATCTAACGCTAAAGCTCGCAGCGCATGGCAAGCGGATGCAGAAACGCATCAAGGAGTTGGAGGAGCAGATCAATGACTAGACCAACATACGAAACGCAAGCCGACCGCAACAACGAGCGACGCCTCGCGGCAAAGATTGAAAAGTATTACGGATGCATCCTGCAAAAGATGCCAATGAAGCTGAGCCTAGACTTTATGGCGATCCGCGACGGCAAAGCGGTCGCGTTCATCGAAGCCAGACAACGCAAGATCGCGATGAGCACGTACCCGACGTACATGCTGTCGCTGTATAAAGCGATGCAGGCGCGCTCGCTTACGATGACGACGGGGCTGCCGTGCTTCCTCGCCGTGCAGTGGACGGACAAAGCCGGCATCGCAAGGCTGCCGCCAGCGCACGAAGATATGCACGTTGAAATGGGCGGCACGACGCGACGAGACGATCCACAAGACATCGAGCCTATGGTACACTTCGACATAGCTAACTTTAAGGAGCTGTGACAATGACACTACCAACGCCAATACGTGAAATAGAAGAAGACGAAAACAAGCTGGAGCTTGGACGCATTGTATGGGACGAGGAAATCGGAGGCGCCGTGATCGAGTGGTGCGCAGATGAGATGCCAATGATGTCATCGGCGGGTGATGACGTGGCATTCGTGATGGAGGTGCTGCAAGGCATTGACACCGACGTGATGATGGCCAAGGCGCTAAATATTGCGTTGTTGAGAGAGGGGTCGAATGGCACTTTGCATTAGTTCCTCAGTTTCCTCAGTTGAACTGAGGTGGAGTGAGGAAGTGAGGTAAAAGAGGCCGATTTTAGTTCCTCCTCAGTTATTACGTATATATACGTAACTGAGGAGGTAACTTCGGACTGAGGTGAAAGTAACTGAGGAAAGTGGAGGAGTTGTAGCATGGCAAAGAAGGGGAAGCGTTCGCTGGCTAACCATAGGGAAGCGAAGGCGAGAGGGACGTTGAATAGTGAGGGGACGAAGATCAGTGCTGGCGTATGGGGCCAGTTGCGTCCGCTCGATGAAAAGGCAAGAGAGAAGATCGCGAAGTGGGGTGACACGTTGCCAGACTTAGTGTCTCCAGATTTAGCTGGCCGCTTCGAGGCGGCATACGAGGCGCTCAGAGAGCGTGTGGATGCGGATGACGTGGTCGGCACTAATCAGATCGCAACGCAGCTCATGAGGGCGTGGGACGTCTTGGAGAAGGCTGCGGAGGATGCAGGGCACAAGCCGCTGCCGCCGCACGCGTACTGCGTGGAGATCGATGACGTGATCGTGTGCTTCGCATTGCATGGGTGGGCGGAGCTGCGGAAGAAGCATCCAAGCTGGATCGTGTACAGCTTCGAGGATGCTGCGCGCGTGATCAGGTTTGACTGGACGGAGACTTTCCTGAACAATGCGTTCAATGCGTTCCCGAATGCAAAGGTAACGCGGATGGTGCGTGATGGAGACGATCGCATCAACTGGGATTTAGGTGGAGATGAAATACCATGGTAACGAGAGACGAAATACTGGCGATAGCAGAGGGCGTAATTAGCGGGGATCGCAACAAGGATTACGGGGACGCTAAGGATAACTTTGAGACGATCGCAGCGTTGTGGTCGTCCTATCTGGATCACGACTTCACAGTAGTGGACGTGGCCAACATGATGATACTGATGAAGATAGCACGCAGTAAGACGTCACCTCGGAAGCAGGATCACTGGGTCGACATCTGCGGCTATGCAGCATTAACAGGAGAAATTGTGAGCGATGGGCGGTGAAGTAGGCAAGGCAAAGATCGCAGCGTTGGAAGCTGTCGGTGAGGATGAGCTGTTCGAGCAGATAGCGCAGGGCAAGAGCGTGCGTAACATCATGAAGGAGCAGAACATCGGGTACAAGCTGTGGGCGAAGTGGTTGGACGCTAAAGCCGGTCGACGTGATCGTTACGCGACTGCACAGCTAGAGGCTGGACACTATTACGCTGAGCGTGCAGTCGATACGGCGCAGAACACTGATCCGTCGATGGTCAACGTAGCGCGCTTGCAAGTGGATACGGATAAGTGGATGGCGTCCAAGCTGAACGCACAGTACGATACGAGGCAACGTGACGTGGCGATCAACATCAGCGTCAACGACTTGCACGCGCAGGCTGCGGCGTTACTTGGCGACGTGATCGACGGTGAAGCGGTGGAGGTAGACGATGACGACGTCTAACGAGGTAAAGGTAATCGAGATCACTGAGCACGAAGATGGCTCTGCTACGCTGAGCGTGGACATGTCGAAAGAGCTTTACGCGTTCTTCTTTGAGCACGGCTTTCGTCAAGTGCTGATGCGTGCTCTCGAACAGGAGCAGGGTCGTGATGACGTGTGAGCGGCGAAATCGCACACTAGCTCACAGTCGCACACGCGTGCGCGCGAATAACAGAACGAGCGTTCAATTACAATCGTTTGACACTACATCTTGTGCCATTGCGTTATTCGCATGGCTCGTTAGCGCGTGGTATCGCGCAAACGCCTTATTTATATGACGCATGCAAGAAGTAGAATTTAACATAATGGACATTATACGCATGACCTATGCACTCAGCGCAAATGACCCCCCCCTTCGATTCGGCGGGCGGGTGCAAATGCAAAGGACGTCCCCACGCACCCCTACCCCCGTACCCCGTAAACAGGTGTTAACATGACCCCGCAAAAAAAATCCCACGAAAACCCGTTTATTACGTTAATGCGTCGCTACCGCGATGATCCGGTTGCCTTCGCCCGCGAGGTCATCGGCATCGAGCCCGACGAGTGGCAGACGGAGCTCTTAGACGCGATTGCCGCGCCCGCTGAGCGACGCATATCCGTTCGTTCTGGCCACGGCGTTGGGAAGTCGACAGCCGTCGCGATGGCGGCTGTGTGGCATGTGTTGATGCGCATCCCGAGCAAGACGGTTGTCACGGCGCCCACCAGCAGCCAGCTTTTCGACGCCTGCTTCGCGGAGATGAAGAACGTCGCCAAGCGCCTGAAGCCGCCGTTCAACGACCTCCTCGAGATCAAGTCTGACCGCATTGAGCTGAAGAGCCAGCCGGAGAGCACGTTTATATCATGCCGTACTAGTAGAGCCGAGCAGCCAGAGGCACTGGCCGGTGTCCATAGTCAGCACGTTTTACTTATAGCCGACGAGGCGTCTGGCGTTCCCAACGCGGTCTTCGAGGCCGCGTCTGGCTCGATGTCCGGCCACAACGCGACGACGGTGCTCACGGGCAACCCGACGCGGAATACGGGCTTCTTTTACGACACGCACAATCGGCTGCGCGAGGACTGGTACACGATGCATGTGAGCTGCGTTAGTAGCCCGCGCGTGAGCGAGGACTTCGTTGAGGACATGAAGAAGCGTTACGGCGAGGACAGCCCCGCGTATCATGTGCGTGTACTTGGCAACTTTCCCCCGAGTGAGGAGGACACGGTTGTGCCTGTGTCGCTGATCGAGCACGCGATGAATAACGAGATCCGCATTGATGAGGATACGCCGGCCATTTGGGGCTTGGACGTCGCACGGCAAGGAAATGACAGCAGCGTGTTGTGTAAAAGACAAGGCCCAGTGATCCATCCTCTGACGGTCTGGCGTAACCTCGACCTGATGCAGCTCACGGGCGCCGTGAAGGCGGAGTATGATGCCCTGCCGCCGTCCAAGCGCCCGATCGAGATCATCGTTGACAGCAATGGCTTTGGGGCGGGTGTTCTGGATCGCTTGCGGGAGCTTGAGCTGCCGGCGCGTGGACTGAATGTCGCGGAGAGGTCGTCTCAGAAGGACACGTATATCAACTTGCGCGCTGAGCTGTGGTTTAAGGCGAAGGCGTGGCTCGAGGGGCTCGACGTTAAGCTGCCGAAGGATGACGCGCTGTATGCGGATCTTGCGGCGCCACGGTATCACTTTACCAGCTCGGGCAAGATGCAAGTTGAAAGCAAGGAGGCGATGAAAAAGCGCGGCGTGAACTCTCCTGACCGCGCTGATGCTGTGTGCTTGTCACTGGCGAACGATCACACGACGATGGCGTTTGGTAGAGCGTCTGCGGGTAGCTGGAGCAAACCGTTGAAGCGTAGTATTCGTGGAGTGGTTTAGACGT